GCTACCCTTCAAGAGAGCATTGATCTAGCAAATTCAGAAAGGGCTATAGCAGAACTAGATATGCAGATGAAAGAGGCGGAAGCAAGTTTCCAAATTCAAAAGGATTTAATTGATCAGAAAGAAGCCCTATCCCTTGAGCAGTTTCAAAAGGGGCTAATCAATGAGCAGCAATACAATGAAGCCTTGAAGGGATACTCTGAGGCTAGAATGGAAATAGATAAAAAAGAGAGTGAGGCTAAGATGGCAAATGCCGCAATGGCTTCAGGTCTTCTAAGTACTGTCTCTGATCTAGTAGGAAAGAACACGGCAGCGGGAAAGGCTACGGCTATTGCTGCTACTACTATTGATACCTATCTAGGCGCACAGAGAGCCTATACATCACAACTAATTCCAGGCGATCCTTCATCTCCTATTCGTGCTGCTATTGCTGCTGCTGTAGCGGTAGCAGGTGGTATCAAGAACGTGAGAGAGATCGTGAAAACTAAAGTTCCTGGAGGTGGTGCTGCATCTGCTCCTTCAATCAATGCTGCTGCTCCTGGGGGTGTTCCTCAAGTACCTACCATAGGGAACAGCCCTATCACGGCACTAGGTGCAGCAATGCAACCTACCCAACCTTTACGGGCTTATGTGGTAGAAAGCGAAGTCACAGGAACTCAGAAGCGTGTGGCAGATATTGAACGTAGAGCAGGATTCTAATACTTACAGATATGGAAAAGAAACTACCACTATATGAAATGATGATTGGGGATACTATCGAAGGTGAAGAAGAAGTAGACTTCATTGCCCTAGTAGAATACCCTGCAATTCAGAAAAACTTTTTAGCCTTTTCTCAGCAGTTCGTAGAGCCTAGCCAAGGGGAAAGCAAAGAAGACTTTCTACCTAGATGCATTGAATACATGATCAATGAGGGTAAAGAATCAGATCAGGCGGTGGCTATCTGCTCGACTCAATGGGAAGGAAGATTCCAAGAGGACTCATATAATGACTATCCTCAATCAGCAAAGGATAATGCCGAAAGGGGTATCCGTTTGAATGAGGCAATAGGGAATAGATGCGCTACTCAGGTAGGAAAAGTTCGTGCGACTCAAATAATGGCAGGCGAAAACTTGTCGAGAGAGACCATCCGAAGAACATACTCCTACCTTAGTAGGGCTGCCGAGTATTATAACCCTGAAGATACAGAAGCCTGTGGGACTATATCGTATCTTTTATGGGGTGGTGAGCCTATGCTTAGATGGGCAGAAAGCAAAATGAATCAGGAAGATTTTCGGGCTGTAGGTTTTAATAAGTTCAGCATTGAAAACCAAGAGCAGAGAATCGTTACCGGTGCTTTGATGATTGCTGATCTTCCTATCTATAGAAGGGATGGAGAAGAAGAATACTACGTTTCTTTCTCCGCTGCCGAGATCAAAAAAATAGTACAGAGATTCTTTAAGAAAGGCTACCAATCCAAGGTAAATGTAGAGCATAGCACCCCTGTAGATGGGGTCTATATGTTTGAATCTTTTATTATTGATAGGGAGAAAGGTATCATGCCTCCAAAGGGCTTCGAAGATATCTCAAATGGCTCATGGTTCGGGTCTTTCAAGGTTGATAACGAGAAGATATGGAATGAAGTAAAGGCAGGTACTTTCAAAGGCTTTTCTGTGGAGGGACTTTTCCGATATGAGAAGACCAATAAAGTAGTAACTCAGGAGGAGCAGATCATGCAGCAGATCTTCAAGATCCTTTCTCAAATTGAACATTAAAAATCAATTTAATATTTATAATCATGAACGCAAAAGAAGCACTAGTAGAAATCAAAAAACTACTTTTCTCAGAGGCAGAAAAGCAGGCAGCCTTCGCATTGGTTGAAGGTAAACTTGTGGATGGCACAGTAGTAGCCTACGATCTTGAGGCGGGTTCGATCTTTGTAATCGGTGAAGATGGGGCGCAGATCCCTGCACCTGTTGGAGAGCATCAACTTGAATCAGGTGAGGTAGTGGTAGTACTTGAGGAAGGTAAAATTGCAGAGGTAAAGAAAGCAGAGGAAGAGCCTAAAATCGAAGTTGAAATCGAGGCTGCTGCTGAAGTACCTGCTGAAGAAGATCCTAAGAAGGATGAAGCAATGGCTAAGGTAGAGCAAGCCATGGGTGACCTTGAAAAAAAGGTAGAAGAATTGACTGCTAAGGTAAAGGCAATGGAAGAAAAAGCAGGTAGCGTAGAGGAAGCGGTAAAGATGTCCGCAGTAGTCCTTGAGTCTTTGGCAAAAGAGCCAAGTGATAAGCCTATCACAAGCCCTAACCAATTTGCAAAGCAGTTGAAAGTAGAAAAAAATGACAGGTATACCAACCTACAAAGCGCATTTCAAAAATTAAAAAACAAATAAAAAAATGGCACTAGATTTATCAGGATTAACTAACTACGTTAAAGAAAATGAATTGCAGTTGACTTCTGCAGCCATCTTCTCTGCGAAAACTGCTTCCCTTATCGAAGCACTTGGTAACGTTCAGGTGGGTGTAAAATCCGCTGAGACTATCAACATCATGACTACTGACGCTGTATTCCAGGCTGGCGGTACTTGCGGATTCAACTCTTCAGGAACTACCACTATCACTCAGCGTACTATCACAGTAGGTAAAATCAAAATTCAGGAAAGCATCTGCCCTAAAGCATTCGAGGCTAAGTACACTCAGAAGGCTTTGAGAGAAGGATCTACCTATGACTACATGGCATACGCTGCTGAATTCTCTGCACAAAAAGTTGCAAGAATCGGTGCTGCTATTGAGACTGCTATTTGGCAGGGAGATACCGGAAGCCAAAACGGACAATTGAACAAGTTCATGGGCTTTGGTACTATCATCAATGCTCTTGGTTTTGGTGGTGCAGGTGACCCTATCAATGGTAACACAGGCAACCAAACTACTTTGACTTCTAGCAACGTGATTGCTGCTGTTGACATGGTATTCGCTGCCCTTCCTGCTGCCCTTTTGGACAAGGATGATGTGGTTATCTTCTGCGGTAACGATACTTTCCGTGAGTATGTTATTGCTTTGAGAGAGGCTAACTACTTCCACTACCCTGTAGATGCTGCTAACATGGAACTAGTAGTTCCTGGCACAAACATCAAGTTGATCGGTGTTAACGGATTGAATGGTACTGACTACCTAGTAGGTTTGTCTATGTCTAATATGTACCTAGGTACTGACCTTTTGAATGAGCAAGATCGTTTCGAGTTGTTCTATGCAAAAGAGGCAGACGAAATGAGATTCGTAGTAGAATTTAAACTAGGATGTCAACTTGCCTTCCCTGACGAAGTAGTGTTCTGGAAGAAGTACGTTGCCCCTTAATTCAAATCACGGGTAGGGGATTCACCCCTACCCTATTTTACTAATCTTAAAATACTATAATATATGGCTTGCGCATTAACTCAGAACTACACCCTTGACTGCAAAGATTCTATAGGCGGTTTGAAGGAGGTATATTTCGCGGCTGTAGAAGACATTGCATCTTGGACAGGTACTGCCGGAACTTACACCGGTGTGACTATGGACTCAGGCAAATATTTCTGGAAGTACGATCTTGTGAAAGAATCTTCCAACTTTGCTGAGGCTGTCAATACCAACGTTCAGAATGGTACTGTATTCTATGCTCAGACTCTTGAGATTATCCTCAATAAATTGCAGGTAAACACAAGAAACGAAATACTTCTACTTGCTAAGAATAGACTTGTTGCCTTGGTGAAAGATAACAATAATAGAACTTGGGTACTTGGTGAGGTGAATGGTCTTGATTTGACCGGTGGCGGATCTGGATCAGGTACTGCATTCGGTGATCGAAACGGCTACACCTTGACCTTTACAGGTAACGAAAAGGAACTTGCTGCCCTATTTACTGGCACTCCTCCTTTGGATTAATATTTGGTTTGTTGTTTAGATGTGAAAAGCAGCCCTAATTTTGGGGCTGTTTTTTTTGTGTACATTGGTTGAGTTTTTTCTATTTATAGGTATGGTAACAATTGAGAAGGGTGCAAATAGCGTGATCTATATAGCCCTATTTGATAAACGAGAAACGAGCAGCAATACCTACACCTTTCTATTTCAGCATGAAGTAACAAAGGAAGAGGTGACTTTAAACCTAACAGATGTGAGTGATTTCAAAGATAGATACTCAGAATTTTCAATCAGCGAAGCATCCTTTACAAGTAGCACAGTAGGCTTTTGGCGGTACTATGTTACCCAAACAGGAAGCGGTGCGGATGTTATTGCCACAGGGAAAATGGAGTTAACTGCACCTAATCTTTCCACTACAGGAGTGGTAAGATACAACGGCTACAATGGTACTTATAAGACCTATACAACAGCATGATAAAATTATTCAAGTTTGACCAAGTACCTCTACCCGTTTACAAAGAAGTAAAAGGGAAAGAATACGTTTACTACGGGGAAAAGAATGACTACCCTAACTACCTTCTAAGGATCTACAACAATAGCGCAAAGAATAACGCTATCATTACAGGCAAGGTAGACTACATCTGTGGCAATGGGTGGACTGTCAAGGCTGAGGATGAAATGCAGAAGGCAAAGGCATTCGGCTTGATTGATCGAATCAACACCAAGGAAGAAAGCCTTAACGAGTTGACTAAAAAACTAGTCACCGATTTATCTATTTTTGGAGGCTACTATCTTCAGGTGATTTGGACAAAAGGCACGGGTGAGATTGCAGAACTTTACCATGTCGACTACTACAAGGTTAGAACGAACCTAGACAATAGCGAATTCTACGTTTCGGACAATTGGATCAAGAATGATAACGTCAATCCTAGACCTGATTTTGAGACCTATCCTGCATTCGATCCTAATAACACTACAGGCACACAGATCCTGTACTTCAAAGAATACAGAGCAGGAGCAAATACCTACTCCCTACCTGACTACAGAGGTGCGATATCCTACATTGAACTAGATATCTCTATCGGGGAATACCATTTGAACACGATTAATAACGGGATGTTCTCAAGTAAGTTAATCAACTTGAATGGTGGTAAGGTAAGCCAGGAGGAAGAGGATAGAATCGAAAGACAATTCAAGGACAAATTCTCAGGATCTAAAAATGCAGGAAAATTCATGCTTGCATTCAATGATAGCAAAGAAAATGAGCCTTCAATAGTAGACCTTTCCGGCACTGAATTAGATAAGCATTTTGACCTTTTGAATAAGACTGTACAGCAGGAGATTTTTACCGGTCATAAGGTGACAAGCCCTATGCTTTTCGGGGTTAAAACAGAAGGTCAACTAGGTGGCAGAGCAGAACTTAGAGAGGCATCTGAGTTGTTCCAAAACACCTATGTAAACGCAAAGCAGCAAAGCCTTGAAGAGGTGGTGAATTACCTTTTGAAGTTTAATGATATCGTAGCAGAACTTGAGATCAAGAAAACTGAGCCTATTTCTTTCCAATTTAGCGAGCAGATTATTTCTACTAACATGACTCAGGATGAAATCCGTGAGAAGTTGGGACTTGCTCCAATCGAGAAGAAAGAAAGTCAAGGCGCACAGGATATCATCAACTCTTTGAACAGCCTTTCTCCTTTGATTGCGACTAAGGTAGTTGAGTCTATGGATGTGAATGAATTGAGAGGCTTGATCGGCCTACCTATAAAGACTGAGATCGTGACTCCTGAAAACATAGGTCAAGAACCTGCTGCTGCTTTCTCTGATCACCTACACCTTGAGTGCAGTATCTCAGAACACGATGCAGACATCCTTAAAAAGTTTGAAGGCAAAGGGGTATCTAAGGATAAATTCAAGGTGATTGAAAGTTCAAAGATGCACTTCTCAAGCATGGAAGACTTCATCAAGCAAGATCTATTTGCCGAGTACCTACTCAATGAGGTGCAGAAAAAGATCCTTACTCAGATTCAAAGAAATGAGGCTGTGACTATCCCACAAATAGCGAAGGCTGTAGGTATAGATGAAGCATCCGTGATTTCAAGAATCAATACTTTGATAGATGATCAGGTGCTAGTGGAGAAGATTAGCCGTGAAGGCTTGATTACTAGATCGGTGACTAGAACAGGTGAAGCGGCTATCAAGAGACTTCAGCCTGTTACATCCTTTAAGGTGCTTTATTCTTATGAGTTAAGACCTAATATTCCAGACCTAAAAGAAGGGTCTCAATCTAGACCTTTGTGCAAGGAATTAGTAAAAAGAAATTTATTCTTTACAAGGGAAGAAATTCAAAACTTGTCCAATCAGTTAGGCTATAGCGTTTTTCAACTTTGTGGTGGATGGTACACCAATCCCAACACAGGCAGAAGAACACCTTATTGCCGTCATGAGTGGAAAAGAAATGTAGTTGTAGAAAAAACATCATAATGAGCGTAAATGTTTTAATGATATCGGAACAATCCTTCAAGGATTTCACGGTAGCCTCCGCAAATATTGACCTGAAGAATGTCACTCAGGTTATCAAGATGACTCAGGATAGGTATATACATCCTATCTGTGGGACTGCGCTATATGACAAGATCCTTCTACTCATTTCTAATGGTACTATAGGTCAAGGAGGTAATGCAGTCTACAAAACTTTTCTAGATTCCTACCTTACAGATACGCTTTTCAACTATGTCCTAGGAGAATTGCCTATGGCTATGCAGTACAAGTTTGTGAACAAAGGGGTAGTGAAGCGCAAAAGCGAAAACATAACAGAGCCTACCTTCGCAGAACTTCAAAGCATTTCTCAATACTACAAGGGATATGCGGAATGGTACGCAGAAAGGGCAATAAATTACCTATGCGCTAACTCTGAGCAGTACCCTGAATACTTGAATCCTGGAAGTGATGTGACTACTATTCAGCCTGTAAGCAATCAGTACAAGGTGGCTATCAATCTAGGCCGTGGTGACTATGAAGATCACAGGCCATACAGCGAAAGATACCAAGGAAACAGATACAAAAAACCATTCTAAAAATGGCTTATTCTAAAAACGAAAAAAAGTTAAAAGAATTCCTAAGCAAGCAGCATGACATTAGTAGACCTAGTCAAAAAGTTAAAAGCAATCCAAGAAGCGCACCCAATGATCCGAACCTTCGGAGAGGGTGATATCTATGACTATGTAGATAATGGAGGGGAGATTCAGTACCCTGTACTTTGGACTGTGGTACGTCCTGCAATCTATAATTCTACAACTTTACGCTATGACCTAGTTCTTCTCTTTGCTGATCTATTGACTGAAGACAAGAGCAATAGGCTACAGATTCAATCAGATCAGATGCTTGTGGCTTTGGATGTGCTTGCAAAATTAAAACTTGATAATGACTACACCTTTAATACTGCTCCTAATTCGACTCTGGAATTTTTCCAAGAACGCTTTGATGACTTTACAGCCGGTGTATCAATCACTATACAGGTTACTGCTCCAATGCCTTTAAATATGTGCCAAATCCCTACCGAATCATAAAATGAATCTCTTGCAGAAAGATGAAATAGGAGTACCCTCCACACTAGTAGCAGTCCTTGCGAATGTTTTCCAAGCCATAGGAATAGACTTCTTAAATGTGGTCTTGACTATGATCATTTCGCTTCTATCTATCGTGTGGCTAGTGTATAAAATCAAAAACGAAAAGGCAATTTTTGATCAGAGAAAAGATGAAGAAAGCAAGTAGTGCGCAGGTCAAAGTGACCTTCGGAAAAAGGAGAAACGGGAAGGCGAAGAAGGCCTATAGTAAGGCATTAAATAAACCTAAAAAGTACAGGGGTCAAGGAAGATGAAAAGAGCCATTAAATATATTGCGATCCATTGCACAGCCTCACAACCTACTGCAACTGTAGCAGCCATTTTGAGATATTGGAGGGATCATCTTGGATGGAAAAATCCTGGGTATCATTTGCTAATTGAACCCAACGGAACGATCCACAGGCTTCTTGATTTTAACGGAATAGCAAACGGGGTAAGGGGTTTCAATAAAGAGACTATTCACATTTCTTATATTGGTGGAATCACAAAGGCAGGAAAGCCTATTGACAACAGAACTGATGCGCAGAAAAAAGCGATTTTGTTGTGCATTAATGAGGTGATTGAGTGGGCAGATAATAAGAAACTAATCATTCAAGGCCACAGAGATTTCCCTGATGCACGAAAGGCTTGTCCTTGTTTTGATGCAAAGGCGGAATACAGAGGGATAGTAAAATGAAATTTAAGAACCTAAAAGCATGGAAGACTACAGCCCTAGGAATTATTCTAATTGTGGCTAGTATCTTGAGTGTCTTTGTGAAAAGTGTATCTTGGTCTGATGCTTCCTTCGGGATAGGGATCGGCCTAGTTTTAATCTTCAGCCCTGATACAATTTTAAGCAGGTTTGAAAAGTTCGTAAAGTAAAGGAAACCAAATATTCCCTAAATGGAATTAAATAAAATAGCACGCAATGTGCATTCTCTTTCACTAATCAAAGAGGAAAACAGAGTAGCCCTTCTTTCGGATCTTCATTGGGATAATCCAAAGTGTGACAGGGATATGCTCAAGAGACATCTAGACTACTGCCTTGAAAATCAAATTCCTGTTTTTATCAATGGGGATTTTTTCTGTTTAATGCAGGGCAAGGGAGATCGTAGAGGAAATAAAAGCGACATCCTTCCTGAGCATAACAATGCAAAGTACTTGGATAGCATAGTAGAAACGGCTGTAGAATGGTGGTCACCTTATGCTTCTATCTTGACTGTGATAGGGTACGGAAATCATGAGACTGCTATAATCAAATACCAGGAGACAGACATCCTTCAGAGATTTGTAGACCTATTCAACTACAAGAATCAAAGCAATGTTTACACCGGTGGATATGGCGGATGGATAGTTCTAAAATACGAGATCAAAAGCAATACTTTCATGACTAAGAGTATGAAGTATTTTCATGGATCAGGTGGAGGTGGAATAGTCACAAAGGGCGCTATCAACTTGACTAGAGCCTTGGAGACCTACGAGAATATGGATGTATTCGTGATGGGTCACATTCATGAGAATGCTAGTAGAAATGATGTTAGGGACTGCCTACACTACAACCAAGGTAAGCGAGTATATGAATTACAGCAGAAGCAGATTCACCTTGCTATCACGGGATCTTACAAGGAAGAGTATGGTGATGGGTCTCATGGGTGGCATATTGAGAGGGGCGCACCTGTCAAGCCTGTAGGCGGTAGAATACTAACCCTGCACGGCAGAAGATCAGTAAGGGAAGGTTCAGAGAATTATGAAATATTAGTAGACTCCCATAAGTTTCCGCTATGAAAGTAGAACTATCATTCAACCTACCGGAGGAAGAGGAAGATTTCCGAGCAGCCATAAACGGGCAGAAGTTAAGGTCTATCACCTATGACTTTGACCAATGGCTTCGCAATCAAATCAAGTATGAAGATCTCACAGATGAGGAGTATCAAACCTTGCAAAAATGCAGAGATCAGTTCAGGGCTATGTTTTACGATGAAGACCTATTTATAGTGCAATGAAAGAAATGCTTGATGATGAACGGATCAGGATTGCTATCATCTCCTTTTTGATTGGGGTGATCCTTGCTTTTGTGATCTACCCTAGACCTGAAATAGAGACAGTCTACAAAACAGAAACGAAGGTAGAAACTGATACAATTTACTCCCGTGTGGTAGATACTATTTATATCCCAAAAACTAGGATAAAAACGGAAGTTATCAGGGACACAATCCTCATTAATTATAAGCCTAAAATAAGGGCTTTTCAGACATCTTTTCCTTCAGACTATGGAAGTATTAAGGTAAGCGGTGAAGTCCTTGGAGAAGTCCTAAAAATGACCTCTACGAACGATTTTAAAATACCTGTAGTCACGAATACAATAACCGAAACAAAAACAGAGACAAAAGTCATTAAGCCGAAGGGGATCTACCTGGGTGCGGGTGTCAACTCATTGCTTCAGCCAAGTGGAAAAATTTCTTACCTTGATAACAAGTACCTGTTTGAATACCAATTCGAACCACTACAGGGAGTTCATCAGGTAGGGGTATCTAAAAAATTGTTTTAAATGTGGATTGAAATAGAGGTGATGCTATCAGGCCAAACCATTGACTGGAAATCTCTAGGCTTAGAGGTTCAGCATGAATGGTCAAGGCGCATGGTAAGGATCGGGGACATTCAATATGTGCAGGAGTTACTGCATGATATCCAGATCATCTACTTCTACGATAATACTTCCTGTCTAATTAAAGGAAGGTATCAAGATATCCGAAGCGAGATCCTCCACCTAGATCAGGAAAGCGACCTAGACTAATTCGGATTTTTTCCGAAAAAGTGCATGAATTTTTACTAAAAGTTATTGAATTTTTATATGCCAAAAGATATAATTTTTTAAGGATTTGGCAAATTATATGTAAATGAATATAGACTAGTCCTCGTTTGCTATCCTATTTTTCAGCCTGTTCTCCCTGTTCCTTTTGTACCTTTCCTCTTGTGTTTGAATCTTGAGTAGAACTAGGTATCCTATCAGATCATTGATCACATCTTCATCATCCTTTTCCAGGCTCCCGTTTTTTATCCGCTTGAGTTTGTCATCTATCCGGATAAGTAGACCTTCCCTAGGATCTAGTTTTGAGAATATGCCTATAGGCTCAAGGGCAGAGTTTCCATACTTGAGATTTTTAGAGATCAGGAGTTCACGGATTTCCAGAAGATAGGTTGAGACCTTGTGTGAAAAATCATTCATGGGATAAGGTATTCAAAGATGGCTATGACTATGAGTGCAAAGATAAGAGAAAATCCAACTACTTTAAAGAAGGATCTAGAACGTGAACTCATGGCACTCCTTGAAAGTTTTAAACCTATCCCCTTTCAGGTATTGGCTTGATTTGAACTTTGATCTTCCCTTCTTGATCAGGAAGCCATCCTCAAAAAGGATGTAGAATTCATTCTCAGATACTACCTCATTGAATTGAATGTAGTCTATCCACCATTCAGCAGGTTTACGATTTTCATCCATAACCTTTGAGGCTTTCCCGTATCCGAATGGGTTTATGATCTCTGATTCTTCCATAGTTTTATTTGCAAGTTATAGCCATAAAAAGATCACTTTGAAAAAAATCTCACTTTTTGTAGAAAATATTTTTATTTAGGTATTGTATTTTAAGAAATAGCTTGTATTATTGTATCAGCAATCAGGCACAAATAACCAAAACACAAACAAAATGGAAAATTTAAACGCATCAGAAAGACTAGCTTACAATTACGGAACACTTCTAAACTACGATTGGGAATGTAAATTGAAGCAATACAACGGGAGATTTTGGTTCTTCTCAATGAACACAGGAGTTCACTCAATAAGTCAAGAATCAAATGTAGAATATAAGACTCTTAGATATGACGAACTACCCGAAAGAGTAAAAAGACATTGGGAAGGATTTCTAGAAAATCAAGGATAAACCAAAAGCCCCCGAAAGGGGGCATACTTTAAACCCTAAAAAAAATGAACTACGAAACAGAACACTATCATGATCAAGAGATCACCTTCACCTATGAGGGATCAGATTATCTCTGGATAGGGGACTACACCATTGAACACACAGGAGAAGATGAAAGCGAGTTTGCCCCTGCTTACGGGGAGATGGAGATCACCATAGACTACACTAGAAGCCTATCATCCTATGAGCATGGCTATGAAGTTATTCCTACTCGTTCTATGCTTATGCAATTAGAACTAGAAATTGAACGCAACTACTAAAAACCAAATAAACAAACCAATGGAAAAATCAAATTCAATTCAGAACCTTACCCAAGGACTAGCCAAGTTTCACGCTATGGTAGGGCGCATCTCTAAGGATGCAAAGAACCCCTTCTTCAAGTCAAACTATGCAAGCCTTCCGCACATCATCACAGAGATCTCTGAACCTATGGAGAAGGCAGGTCTAGTCATATCACAGTTCCCTGATGGGGATGGGCTTACCACTATGCTTATTCATGCAGAGACAGGTGAGTATTTATCAGCTACCTATACACTACAGGTAGTTCGGCAGAATGATCCACAGGCTCAAGGTAGTGCCTTGTCTTATGCTAGAAGATACGGATTGACTTCAGTATTGAATCTAGCGATTTCAGATGATGATGCAGAGGCAGCAATGAAGCCTTTGAGACAAGCACCTGCACCTTCTAAGGTAGCACCTACAGAAGCGCAGTTCGCAGGGATAGTGCAGTACTTGAATGGCACTCCTGATCAGCAGAAGACAGCCAAGGAGGCACTAAAAAAATACACGTTAACAAAA